TGACAAGGGAGTATTAAGGCTGTGGATATATGACCCCATGAGAGTAGCCAGATTTCCGCTTGAAATGATTAAAGACGGGCTTGATGCAATTGAGGCTCAATATCCTGAAAATCTAGAATTTATGAGGGTTAAAAGGATGCCCGACCCTTTGGGAGAAATTTAAAATTTTTTTTGCTAGAATTATTTTTGAGGAGCAAAAAGCTCATGACACTTCGGAAAAGACGATGGATACAAGGAGGAACGTTATGTTCATAGAAAACCTATTTAACCTGCAGCTGTTTGCTGAGGGTGGTGGAGATGGAGCAGGAGCTGGCGCAGGCACTGCAACCGGAGAAACAGCCCAGGGTGAATCTGGTGGAGCTACAGGAGAGACAGAAAGTGTGAAGTTCGTCTCGTCACGCAAAGGCAGAGCTGCCAATCCGTTAGAGAACGTTATCTACGGTAAAGCAGAAGGGGACCTCGCCAGTCCGAATGTATCAGTGGCACCTGGTACTGGAGATACCACACAGACTCCGGAGACGAAAGCCGAGAACTTTGAGAATCTTATAAAGGGAGAGTACAAGGATGAGTTTGCAAAGAGAACTCAGGGGATAATCAATGATAGATTCAAGGATTACAAAACACTCCAGAATACTGTCAAATCACAGGGAGAAATCCTTGACATGCTCTCTGAGAAGTATGGGACCAAGGCAGGAGATCTTAAAGCCTTACAGAAGGCAATGAGTGATGATGAGAGCTTCTATGAACAGGAGGCTCTTGAAAAGGGACTGTCTGTGGAACAGCTTAAGGAACTCAAAGCCTATGAGAGAGAAAATCGCAAGCTTAAGGAAGCAATGCAGAAGGCAGAGACTGAAGAGAAGGGTAAGCAGATCTATGCACAGTGGGTCAATGAGGGTGAAGCTTTAAAAGCAAAGTTTTCACTCACGGATTTTAATCTGGCAAGAGAACTTGAAAACCCTGACTTTATAGGAATGCTTGAGAGAGGAGTATCTCTTGAAGGAGCATATAAGGCAGTGCACTTTGATGACATGATAGGTGGAGCTATGTTAAAGACTGCAGGAGCAGTACGACAGCAGATGGCTAACAACATAGCATCAAGGGCAGCAAGACCAAGAGAAAACGGTGTATCGTCTCAGAATGCAGCTCAGTTTAAATCCAATGTAAGCTCATTATCCAAAGCGGATAGAGCTGAAATTGCAAAAAGAGTAGCAAGAGGAGCAAGCATCAGTTTTTAGGAACTGGTAAATATCCTCTTGCAAAGGAGGATAAAAATGAACAGAAACAAATTAATGGCATATAACCTTCAGTTATTTGCAGATCCAAACACAAATACCACCACATCAAATGGAATGTCGGTGGAGATGAAGACCTACTATTCTGACTATCTTATTGACTTGGCAGAGCCTAACCTGGTACATGACCAGTTTGGACAGAAGCAGCCTATTCCGGCTAATGGCGGTAAGACCATTGAGTTCAGAAAGTATGATTCACTTCCTAAGGCTACCACACCGCTTACTGAGGGTGTGACACCTGATGGCTCAAGCCTCAACGTTACCAATATCCCAGCAACCATCGACCAGTATGGTGACTATGTTACTATCTCAGACCTCTTAAAGCTCACAGCCATTGATAACAATGTTGTCCAGGCTCTCAAGGTGCTTGGAAGTCAGGCAGGTAGAACACTTGATACCATTACCAGAGATGTTCTTGCAGGTGGTACCAATGTTATTTTCTCAGGCGGAAAAGAGTCAAGAAGTGCTCTTGGAGCTACCGATTATCTTACAGTAGATGATCTCTACGATGCTCAGGCACAGCTTATGGCCATGAATGCACCGATGATTGATGGAAGCTATGTTGCAATCATTCATCCATATGTAGCTAAGGACCTTATGAGAAGTGATGACTGGGTAGACGTACATAAGTATGCTGATCCGGAGACTATCTTTAACGGTGAGATTGGAAAGATAGCTAATATCAGATTTGTTGAGACTACCGAAGCAAAGATATGGAAGGATGATACCTGCCCGGAGGATTCTTCAGAGAATCCTATGGCTGTATTCTCTACACTTGTACTTGGAAATGATGCATACGGTGTAACAGAGGTTACGGGCGGAGGTCTTGAGACAATCGTTAAGCAGCTTGGAGAAGGAGACGATCCTTTGAATCAGAGAGCAACAGTAGGCTGGAAGGCAACCAAGACAGCCGAGAGACTTGTTGAACAGTACATGGTACGTATCGAGTCTTGCTCAAGTGCAAATGCGAAGGTTTCTGCCAACTAAGTAGGAGGAAAAACCTATGGCAGCAGCTAAAGACACAGTAAAAGATGCAGTAAAAGAAACAAATGAGACTAAGCAGCCTGATATGGTCACTGTATCGTTACCACTCACAAAAGAGAGACAGGAAGATGTATTTGTGGCCATAAATGGAGTGTCATATCTGATTAAGAGAGGTGAAGAGGTAACAATCCCACGAAATGTGTATGAAGTTCTTAGAAACTCAGAGCGCATGGATACCTTAGCTCTCCAGAGGAGTAAGGCACTTGCAGGAAAGGCTAAGTCTTAACCCAAGAAGCGGA